TTGCGCACGTTCTTGATAGCTCATGTAGTGATTGTTAATCATAAACGTGAATGGTTCCATTGCATATCGCAAAGCATCAATAGCGTGATTATTGGAGTCAACTGGTTCATTAAGCCAATTTCCCATCTTGTCCTTGTCATATACATAAGTGCTCATCTCTTCCCATAGTCCCTCAACTTTAGGGTGCAAAACGTAATGATATGATTGCATGAATTGAATACCTTGTATCACGCTGTACTTGCCTTTTCCTGCTGCTTTGATGTTAGGTACGTTGTAAACACCTGCCAGCTCTGCGATTAGTCTTTGTTCGGCACTATCAGCGACTATTGGCAGACCATAAGCTTTGTGTTTAGCTAATGATTGAGCAATGTCACGCGTCAACATGCCTTGCTGGTATATTTCGTCATACACGTATACAATTCTGTTTGTTTGGTCAATCGCCATGAACACACCCGCAGTTGGATCGTGTTTGAAACCAAAGTCAAGCCCTATTGTTTTAGGTAGTTTTGCAATACTTTCTAAACTAAAGTCTTTCTGCTCGAACAACTCTTCGAATACAAGCCCTTCTGCTACACCCCACTCACCGTCAACAGCAACTCTTGCTCGATTAGGATTAGTCTTTTTCATGTTAATCATCTTTGCAATATACTTATCATCTAAGAATGGGTTATCACGATATGTTGTTGTTAGTGCCAGTGAGTCAGCAACCTTTGTATTCTCATCAAAGAATGTACGTTTTAGCCAGTGGTTTTCGTTCCACGGGTTAAACGTCAGTACCGTTTGATAAAAGCCGTCAGGATAATCAATAACACCACGCATAGATTCATCAACTGTGTTAAAAGTGTCCTCTAATTCCAACTGGTATGCTTCCTCTACCCACAAGCGACACAAGTTACCATGCTCAACGGCTATTGACGTGATAGACAGTGGTTTGTCAGCGCCACTAAACAATATCTTTTGTCCTGTTGGTTTATACGTTATTTCAGGTAGTGAGCTATTGAATTGAAAAAGGCTACCAACGCCCATGCGATTAGCAACCTTTTGTAATAATGTGAATGTTGATCGTCTGTTGGTGTTTGCGTACCGTCTCAATACAAGCCAGTTCACGTATGGTTTGGTCACAATATCAAGAATGACCTTAGTGGCTACACCCTCACTCTTACCGCTACCACGGCTACCTTTGTAGGCAATATAGCGTGCTTTACTGTTAAACAAAGGTGCATAAGCCTTACTGACCATTTCAGCTAGATTCCAATTGATTGTAGACATTAAATATCCTCCTCAAATGGATTGATGTTAATGGTGATGTCACCATTGCTACCAGATAGCAGCTCCGCTTTCTTTTGTGCAATATCAGCTTCAGCGCTCAATTTGCGTATCTGTTGCTCAATGAGTTTGTCATTGTTTGGATAACGTTTAAGTATCTCTTTCAAGGCACTAATTCTTGTCTTTAAATCTGCTTCTTTCTCGACTTTCTCAACGCTCACAGGAGTTGCCACAACAACCGTTTCTTTCTCTTCACCTCTAGCTATACTAGTAAGCAATTCAACGGCTTCTGTGTAGCTCATAACACGGTTTGAGGCTATTTCAGCCATGCACTTTTCTATGTATTGCTTTAATGTAGTATTTTGTAGTAATTTTGGTGCATTTGTATTAGCGTACTTCTTACTATAACCAGCTTCAATCGCTGACTGCGTTGCGTTTCCAGTCTTGATATACTCATCAGCAAACTTCTTCTGCTTTGGCGTTAATTTCATGTCATTGTGTCACCTCCTTTCAAATTCACTGCAAAATAAAAAGCGCTTATCTATCGGCTATTGATTCGATAAGGATTAATAAAACAAGAAGCAGCAGCCAAAGAACAACGCCGATAATTAAAGGTGAAAATACAATCAGCCAGCTCCATGTGACTACATTAAACACTTTCAACAAAATAAATAGAATTGTTAATGTACTAAATAAACCTAATTTCATATCATTCTCCTAAACGTGCCACTCGGCAACTAACTTGTCGCTATCATATTCAAGTGCATATAGCTCTTTCTTGGATAGCGTCCAACCATTCATAATCTCGTACTTATCATTGGGCTTAACTGTTCCAAGCTGTCGACTAATCACACCACCCTCATCAACCGTCTTCTCGTTATGGAAGTGACCTTTGTGAATTTCACGACTGTGCGATAGTGACCAGACACCACCAAACTCATTGGCAAATAGCATAGGTAAGTTCTTGGGTGCTAAGTCACCATGAGCTAACATGATACCAACGTTATCCAATAAATAAGCGTCACGAAATTTGATGTTGTTTTTGATGACGGCTTGTGGGTACTTGGCTTTCAAATACTCCATGAACATGTACTCCAAATTAGCACTATGATTGCCTGCCATTTGTTTGATATGAAGCGTTGTGCTGTTTTGCAATGCAGCAGTGACCAACACGTCAAAGAACTGTTTAGCGTCCTCAACGGCTTGTACCATATTAACCTCATCAAGTAGCGTGCCCTTTAAAGTCTGTGATGACCACATCTGACTAGAATGGAATAGATCACCTAGCTGCTCAATCACAATCGTTTTGTAACCCTTATTGATAAGCTCCAACAGCCTATCTAAATGACCTTTAACATCTTCTAGTGTAGTTATACCAAAATGCAAATCAGGAAGCGGTACAACCAAATTGTGCGTGTCTCGTGCAACCTGCTTAACTGTGTATGGCTTAATGTCTGCTTTGAACAGATTGGCAATATCTTGTGGCGTTAATTCATCATCTGACTTAGGCTTAACCGTAATCTTAGACTGGTACAAATCAATCAAGCCATTCTCTTGGCTATTCTGCTGCCAGAAGTTATTGCGTGCTGATACAATATCCCAATCATCAGGATTAAAGCCATGCGCTCTCAATACGAACTCTGGGTCTTTAGCCTGTTCAGCAGTCATTTGCATAGTAGTAGATGATGTTGTGCTACCGTCTTTGTTAATGACAATTTCAGTACCACGTTTTACATCTTTGACTTTATTATTTGGTTGTTGATTAGGTGTGGTTCTAACACGTCCATTGGTTGAACCTGTGCTAAGATATTGCGATACCGTTCGCCTACTAAAGTTTTCACCAAATTCATCAAACAATCGTTGAGCTATCTTCCTAGATGACAATCCTTGCTTACCTAACTCAATAACTCTATTCTTATGTTCATCAGTCCATTTTGTGTAGCCCATTATCGCCACTTCCTATCATCATAAAAGGCATCTTTGCGCTTGTCTGTATTCGACTTGCGTTTAGATACCTTCTTGTGTTTCTTATTATATTTTTGTTGCTTGTCTAGCCTGCGGTAGATGTTTAATTCATCATCACTGGCGACAAGTCCATAATCGCGATCTATTTTCATAGTTTCTCTTTTCAATAAAAAAGCACCCGTTAAGGTGCGTGTTTAAACTGGTCTTTTTCAACCAGTTTAGTTTTTATGTACGCAATCGCCTGATAACCATCAAAGAACTTAATGCGATTGTTTGTTATGTAGTAACCCCATCGATACCATCTCCGAAGCCAGTAGATTTATATACTGTTGTTTGTTTGCCAAAGCCACTAAATGCAAACCAACTCGTCAGTCGTTTTTATTGAAATTAATCAATCTGGTTCTATCTTTTTACGGATTATACCGCAGCTCTCTATGTACATAATCGCAGGCAAGCGACTGCTATTAAGTTGTGCGGACGTACCGCAATGTGAATGTTCTGGACTCGAACCAGACGTAAGCCTACTTTACATTCACTCACAGAAATCGCCTAACTAGTATAAAGTCGCACTATGTAAGTCACTTTAAAGACTTTGGCGGCTATGGTGATAACTGTTATCTCCTAAAAGGAGTATTGACAGGGCGAGGAATCGAACCTCGCACTTGTACACCACATCATATCCCCCAAGATCTACGTTGGAATCGAACCAACTCGCGTATGTGTCTCTCATATATAGCGTCTGCCCATTCCGCCACCTGTCATGCTCGCTTTTAATGGATTAGCAATAACCCTGTTTCAAATTATCTGATGATACAAATATAGCACCGTTTTATTGTATAAAAAGTCAGAAAACAGCTTGCAATATACATCTGACTACAATACAGCACCGAGAATATGTTTAACCTCTGAACGCCATGCCTTTGCTGTACTTTCGGATATGTGAAACTGCTGTGCTACCTTTACCCACGTGACAGACTTGCTTGCATAATAATACGCAACTACCTTCTGCTTGTCTGGCTCAAACGTGGCTATCCAACGTTCAACATCTTCCTTTTGCTTTTTGAGACTGTTAAGGTATCTATCCTGTTCAATACGTATCACCATGTCATCAACTGGACGTGTGTGTTTATTCTGTGCTCGACCGCCTCCGATATTCTCATCAACTTCATTGCTGTCATACCGTATCGTTTCTTCACGCTGTTCAATTTTCAACTTGAGACGACCAGAGAAGTAGTCTCTCAAAATGCTATCAACTCTATCCGCCATGTCACCCTTTCTACCCTAGTTTTCCACAATCACAATTTCCATAAAACTAGCAATACGTTCCTCGTAGCTGTGCAACTCATCTAATTCACTTTGAATAGATAAATTTGTGTCACTCACTAATTTCAAACTGTTATCAATATCAGATATCTTTGTTACCAGTGACTTTTTAATAGCAGAAATTTCTTTAACCGTTGCTTTCTTTTTCTTTTCGATTAGATCATTGGCAACATTTTGAAATTTAGCAAAGCTTGCAGCATCTAAAATGACATTGTTTGAAATACTGTATGCTGTCACATAGGCGTGGTCTTTCACATCTGTTACCACAACAATGTTTCCGTTGCTCCATTTCTGAACATTGTCAATTTCATTAACTAACCGTGGTTGTGAGTTGAAAAATGTCTGCGCCCATTGTAATTGATTGTTGAACACATTGAATCGTTCACGTAAACGGTCTTTAAAGTGTTCTGTTGTTTTATAGCTATTACTTAGTTCTTTGTAGTTCATTTTTGCTCCTTGTTGTAAATCGCTGTGATAACAATAATCAAAAGAGTAGCTATCCACATTCCTAATGTTGCACCGTACAATAAATAGGTGATTTCTCTTGTTTTGATATTCGAAAATACTGAAATTCCAAGTTGTATAATCGCTATTGTACTAAACGTGTTTGCAATAATAAATAATTCTTTTTTATATTTCATAATGGTACTGCCCTTCCAAATTTAAACAGCTTCAACTGTTGTGGTGTCTCTTTATTCAATTTATTCATGACTGCTTGTGCGTCAATCTGATTGCCGTAAGTTTTACCAGATGTCTCCCACTCGTCATTATCTGTCTTGCGGAAACCCACGATGTACACTTGCTTTTCTATTACTTTCATTTATATCTGGCTTTGCTCCTCTCTATAACATCAAAGTTGTTGCCATGTTATGTAGCATTTTCTCTTTAGCCTCTTTGACAACATCTCGCTGTATTTCAAAGCCATAAGCGCTACGGTCTAATTCGATAGCAGCTCGTAATGTTGAACCGCTACCAGCTACTGGATCTATCACAACATCACCATAATCAGTAAAGATGTTAATTAGTTCTTTCAATACCGGCACAGGCTTTTGCGTTGGGTGTATTTTAGGATAATGGCTGTCTTGTATCCAATCAAACCAGTTCAACACCATGCGTCCGTCATTATTGAACTTTGGTAGCTTATCTCGATAAAACACTAACGCGTATTCGGTAGCACCAACAATTTTCATGTTTGCTTTCAAAACTTGTGGTGACGTGTTCTTGATAAACACCAGTGGATAATAATGGTTAAAGCCATACTTTTGTGCTTGGTCTATCAACTCCTGAATCTGTTGAAAGGCACAAAATACAATCATTGCCGGTGCTTTGCCCTTGTCTTTTGGTTCCTTGATTAGCATTTTGGAACAAAAGTGCATAAACTCTGCGATACGGAAATCAACATCTGTATTAAAGAATGTCTTGTTGGCTTTCTCTGATTCACCTTTGCTGTTGTCACCGTCGTTATACCATTCAGGACTAGAAGCGTAGGCGTTGTTCCCTAAGTTATATGGGATATCCGCAATGACTAACTGTGCCTTTGGTATTCCATATTGCTTGTAGTTTTGAAAATGGTCGTTGAATAAATCGTATTTTATTTCCTTACTCACGCTTTGCTCCTTTACCTATTCGTCAACTATCTTGATTGTTTCTGGGTGTAACCATGCTTGCAAAAATAGTCTTCCGTACACTCCACCCACTAAATCATTTAAAAACTCGGGATATTTTGTTTTTTTATCGTGTAATGTTACGGCATGTGTTTGAACAGAATCTGTTCTCTTTCTGAAATCAATAAATTGTTGATACTGTTCTTGTGTCATCTCAATCGTTGGCGCATATTCTTCACGCAATAAATTTATAACCTTAGTCTGCGCTTCGAGCATTACTGAAATATCATGCATAGTCGGACTATAAAATTTTTCAGGTATTGCTAATCTTAATTCCTCAATCGCTTCATCAAATGTCATTTCCGACCTCCATAATATTTCAATACAATATAAGTAACTGCGACCATTGCTGACAAATACATGCCAAACTCAATCGCATGCTGTAAATTGTGTCCTATTTCAATCATCACTCGCCCTCCACTGGTAACTGCACCGCTTCTGTTAGTGGGTTAGTCATCACTTATCTCCTTTATGGTTTTCAAAATATCGCTCTTTTGCCCATTTGTAATGGGGAAACTTAGGATGTGTAAATCTCGGATGCATATACAATCTGCTGTTCAATTGAATATAATCAATTTGGTCGTGGAAGCTCCAGAGAAAACCCAAATTTTGTTTATATTTTTTCTTGTATAGTCTAGTCTTCATCACTTATTTCCTTACCACACAACAGTGGCGTACTTACCGCCGAATTTTTCGTTGTATTCATCTGCGTATCGTAACGCTTGTTTTAGATCACTAAATTCTTGTTTGACTTGTCCTGCAATTTTGACTTTGTACATCAGTTATCTCCTTTATTCTGGTAAATCACAGTTTTCATCGATAGTTTCAAATACAGCTTTATCGATGGCGTTTAGCACCGCTTCCTTTTTAGATGGTGTAAGTTTTTCACTACCTATCACAACTTGAATATTCCGATTAATGTTTAAATATGCATCTTCTACATTTCTTATCATCACTTATCTCCTTTTTTAGGAACTAAAATTTTAACCTTTGACAAAATAGCGCTAGTTTCGTAATCGCCTATTTTTAAATCAACTCCTTTATCAGGTTCATTTTCATATTCACCGAATCCCCATTGTTTTACAACACGTGCCTCAATATATATTGGCTCTCCTGTTTTAATAAGTTCTCTCATAGATTTTTTATTTGTTTCGTATTCAGTCATCACTTATCTCCTCCGTGTAAAAACTCATGAATATCATTGCCAATGTCATCAGGACTGATGCGGTCGGTGTCGTCGCTCCAATCTGCAATGTACTTGTCTGCTGGCAACACTCTGATGTGTCCGTCTGATGTGTGGACGGTGTATATTTCAAAACCATACGCATCAAATTCACCCTGTTGATAATTTATTTCAGTTACAGTAATTTTATCTCCACCAATTACACCTTCAAAGCCACCTTGTAAATCGTCTACCATTCCGCCTACGCAGATATAGTAAGGTACATATACCGGTTCATTGATAGCACGTTCAACATAAAATGTTCCCAATCCCACGCTCTGTAAGCTAACTATTTTCATCTCATCACACTTTCTAAATTTCAATCATCTTGCCGTGATTACCTAACACGAAGAATCTGCCAACGTTTTCACGGTACAGATAACTGATTCTTTTAATGATCGTGTCACGTAGTCGCTGACGATACTGTGGGTTGTCGTATTTTTGATCGTAGCGCTTAACCCAATCAGTATCAGCTAGTTCTTCCAACTTATATGAATACGCCTTACTATCGTCTTGCGTAATGTTATTCAGGAAGAAATACTCATTTTTAATTTGAACGATATATCCTGATTTACTCATTTTGTCTTCCTCCCACCTGTTGCGATAATTTCTGTTTTAGCATGATGTGTCTTTTGAAATTCGTGTCGATATTTTTCGGCTTCACGCTCTGTATCAAAAGCTATCCAGAAATCACCGTTTACGTAAATGCTGTAATATGTTTTCATCGCTATACTTCCTCAATCTCAATTCTTAGATACGGCTTAGGCGTGAATATCTTTCTCGCTCTGCCGTCCACTATAAATCTGTCATCAGCTATGATTAGCTTGTTAAGCCTGTCTTGTGTTGACTTGGTCAAGTTATCCCAATCGCCTTTGTTTTGCTCTGTCGGGTAAATCTCATGGCTCAAAGCACGTTGTATCTTTTTCTTGCTCCATGACTTAGTTGGTGCAAAACCAAAGATGTAGTCAACCTTGATTGGGACTTCACCGTACCTTTTAAATGCCTTATCCTTGATAAGTTTGGCACGTAGTCGATACTCAAGCTCTTTAATATAGGCTTTTTCTCTAGCACCCTTAAACACTTGGCGTGTCTTTGGATTAAACCGCGACTGATTATGTGGCGCTGGGTCTCCTGACAGTTCACTTTCAAAAATAAATATCGTCATGCTTTTCTTCGACCGTGAGCGATAGTTAACTTTGCGCTGTTGAAACGTCCTCTATCTTCTTGACGTATCAACTCTTCGTGCATTTGAAATCGCTCTTTTGCTGTATTTTTAACCAAAACACCATTCTTGAACATCTTGTTATAAAACGTCGATAGTTTTCTAGTTGATAAATCAAAATAGTTAGCCACCTCGGTCTGTGTATAGCCCAACTGATACATCTCAACAATATCTGCCTGTACACCTTTAGGAAGCTGTTCAATCGCTGGCAGCCTACGACCTGTTGAATCATACTCAACATTGCCGTCATTGTATGTGCTTTTAGACATTTCTTTCCTGAACCAAGAAATCGCCTCGTCGGACATATATCCATACTGTCTTTCTCGTGCTACCAAACCTGCCACTAAATCCATATCGTTTCCTTTCTGCTCATTTGCTCTTATTCGTACCAAAACGCCTGTTTGTGCTGTGCAAACATCAGTTTGGTATAATTACGCTAAAACTGTTTTTAAACGCTTAAATCACTTTATATTCAGTCCGTGTGTCAAAGCTATTTTTTCGTCAATCTTGATGCCATTCAAATGGTACTTATTCATGAATGACTGAATGCCTATCTTATGCTGCTCTTGATGATGCTCACGGCACAGGCTCATCGCTCGCAATCCTAAATGGTTTATCTTCTGACGATTACCACCGTTAGCACCCACGCTATCAACGTGTGCCAAATCGGCATGAGACTTACCGCAAATCACGCAGCGCTTGTCTAACAAACATCTGTACTCCCACCGTGCAATTTCCTGCGGCTCTAACTCGTTCAACGGCTTCACACTCAAACTAATGTCATGTATCGCTGCATAATCTAGTAACATGTTGATGAACTGGTTTGTATCAGTCTTAGTCCCTTTGCCATTGCTTAGGCTAAAGTCACCAAAATCTAAACCATTGTAGTATTCGTATGCTGCGTAGAAATGTCGCCTAAGTGTTTCAACTTCTTGCACCCAGTAACCGCCTTTTTGGGATAGCCAGATGTCATGCAACAAAGCAAACGCAAACTTTCGCTGCTGCGCTGACACACCATTTTCATCACTCGCTATCAGTGACACCACCTGTTGCTGTCCGCTGGCGTGATACTTCTCTAGCGTGTGGATATCATCAGTGCTCAACTGCAACGTGATTAGACCTTTGTTTGGGTCAACCCTATTAAGTTTTGCGAATAGCTCTGTCACTAATCATCAACCTTCTCAATTTCCCAAGCTGGTGTTTGCCACTTTTTGATTTCTTCTAGTGGTGCTGTGAAAGCTTCATCTTCGGCTCCAACCCAATCAGGACGACCATCATCAATCCAAAAGAACAATTTATTTCCGAAATCATCAATCAACCACAACCGATACAATGGCTCTTTAACCTTGAACTCAATCGCTGGGTCATCGGCTAAATATCTAATAATAGCTTTGTTGCCAACCTTGATTGATTGAATAAGTTGTGCATTAAAGGTTATCGCTCCAATAAGAGACTTGCCTTCGTGGGCTTTAATCCTTTGCAATTCATCAAATACTAATTGTGAAACTTCATAAACCATTGCCATTTTGTTATCCTCTTTCTGTTGTGCAATAAACTCTGAATATTCGATAAGGTTGTCTCCGTCATAGTCATTGTTAACCCAACAACTAATATATTTTTTTGTATACTCTTTTAAACCAATTTGGCGACTTCCGTACTTACAAAAATCGTTTTCGTTATAAGTATCATCTCCATCGACCCAAATATATCCCTGCTTAAACCAAACATCTAAAACAGACTTCCACTGCTCTAAAGTCGTTACATGTACTACTGTTTCTGTCATTTTGTTGCTTCCTTTCTCATCTCTTGCAATACCGCAATCGCTTCGGGTGCACTCTGCCAAACTTCTAAAATCGAAACGTAATTAGCACTAGCGCATTTAACCATTTTTGTGAGCGATCCATTTTCTTTTAATCGTCTGCCTAGCTCTTCAAAATTAACTGCTGGGAATGATTGACTGTTACTAGATGTCGGTATTCCCATTGCCTTTAATCTGATTGCTAGGAGTACAAAATCTAAAGGTCCTTTGCCACGTCCGTCAGCCATTCTGGTAACTCCCTTTCTGGCTCCTCAACCGGTTCTGAAACACTCGCTAACTGTGGCTCAATAATCTGTTTCTTGTTGCCATAGCCACGCTGCACATCAGGTGTTAAGTCGTACTCATCTTCCCAACCTTTTTGATGAAACCATGTTGAACCGTTCTTGATATACTGCTTCGGCGTGCCCTTGATTTTGATTTGTTTCAAATACTCTTCCAGCTTTGACTTAATCAATTCAGGACTAACACCAGCTTTTAACGCTTTATTGAAATCTTTCATCGCATTTGTCTTGCCAGATTTTTTCGGATAAAGTTTCCAGATAGATTCAAATTCATTATTAGTGACAGACCCCTTTGGGGGTTTGGGGGTATTATCTATATCCTTACCTAGCCTAACCTTACCTAACCTAACCTGCGTATCCATGTTGGATACATCTTGTATACGTTTTGTATACGTATTATTTTCTTCAACAACTAATTGGCTTTTTTCGTTGATATACTGGGTTTTATGGTACCTGTCACCTTGAATATAATTGTGAACACGCCAGTCTTTTATCACGACAACACCATTGTCGAAAGGTAGTAAAAATTGTTTCGCAATTAACAACTTTCTATCGTCATCACTCGACCCGATCATTCGTTGAATTGTTTTGGTATTGTCGATAAAACCATCATCATCTGCGTGCATATTCAAATGGAAATACAACGCTTGTGTAGACAACGGCATATCCAGAAATGTATCTGTGTCTGTCACTTTTTTACTAAACATTCTTCGTTGTGCCATGTGTTACCTCTTAGAAGGGCAAATCATCATCTGAGATGTCCAGTTCGTTTGGCTTATTGCCACTATTTGCAAATGGATCAGGTGCTTGTGACTTCGGTGCTGATTGTTGACTGTCACTCTTCTTTTCCAGAAAGTCAAAGTTTTCAACATTCAATTCATTCACGTAAACCCGTGTGCCACCATCTTTTTCATAACTTCGTGTCTGCCATGAACCTGTCAAAGCAATCAAAGTACCTTTCGATGTGTATTGTGATAGAATTTCTGCGCTTTTTCCCCACACAACGTATTGGATAAAATCACTATCAGTATTTCCATCTGCGTTCTTAAAGCGCCTTGTAACGGCGATTGTCCCACTACCTACGGCCTTACCTGACTGTGTATAGCGAACTTCAACATCTTTTGTTAGTCGTCCTGTTAAATTAACTTGGTTCATTTGTTTTCTCCTAACTCGCTCATCAAATCTGCATTTGCAAACTTAATTGCGCCATACATCATGCTTGCCTTGGCCATTGACAGCTTATCTACGTCATTGATTGAGCCACGCTCTGCACCAATTGAAGCCCACACAAGGTCAAGTTTTGTTTTGTCGACCAGCGCCAACATCTGCTTAACTTTCGCTTGTACCATTCGCTTTTGCTCCAGTTCGCGATTTTGGTACTGTTGCAGTGCTGTTATTTCCTCACCGTCATCATCTTCATCTTTTGGTGTGATACCAAAGGCTGCCATTAACGAACCACGTTTTGCATAAGTAGCAGCTTTCATTGCCTCTTGGCTGTTATTAGACCCAGCTGTTAAGGGCAATCCCTCAACAACCATCTTCTCGCCGCTTTCGTGCATAATAATTGTCAGAACTTGTAGCCGTTCACGTCCATTTGCATCTAACTCACTGATGATTGGTTGTGTGAACGAAATTCCTGCATTTGATTCCGCATTAGCCTTGCGAATTGCGTTACCAACGTCGTACAAATCTGCATATTTTGCACCATGAACACCAGTCTTTGTCTTATCTGGTTGCTTCAAGTGTTGTTGTAATTTACCGAAGGCAGCATTAAGTTCCGCTGTTGGTTGTACTTCATAAACTTGTCTCATGTTTAATCTCCGTGTTCTATATTGTTAATCGTTGCATCTAACTCTGATATTTCGTTGTCAACCTCTAACATTTGATTTTCTAGGTCATCACGCTTCGTGTACCAATCGTCACGCTCGCTATGCAATTTATCTAACAAATCTTGCTTGTAACGCCAACGTTCGTCTTCAACGTCTGGTCTTCCGAAGTGTAATGCGTCTATCGGTTCAATCATCTAACATCACTCCTTCCGACCAGATAATCAATTGAGACTTCGAAATAATCAGCTAAATCTAATACCATTGGCAATCGTGGTTCGCGTTCTCCTGATTCGTACCTAGCCAATGTTCTCTGTGTTATCAGCATTTCATCAGCTATTTTTTGTTGTGTCATACCTTGCTCCTTACGAAGCTCACGTAATCTATCCATTTGCTTTTACCTCGTTTCTTGATATAATCGAGATATAAATTATTTTGAGAGACAATTTATACCTACTGCGCTTAGCCAACTCCAATTTTGCTAAGCGTTTTTCTTTTGCTTCAAAACCTTGTTAGCTTCATCAAGTGCACGTGTATTATCACTTGCATGCTCAATGTGTCGCTGTGCTTGGTTCCAAGTCATGCCGCTATCCATTAATTCATTAATGTCACGCAGCGCTTCTTTCTCGTCAAACTTTCGCTCTGAATAGAAGAAGTAGATGATTGTGACAACTACGATAATGATTGCTACTATTCCGTATGCCATTTCACTAACCTAACTCTTTCATCAATTTCAACGCCTTTTCGGCTTCATCGATTGGACTGTATCTGATAGATAACTCACCCTCTATTGCCTCACGACCTTTGCTAATTGCTGCCTGTGCGTAATCAAGTAACGACTGCCTGATGTCTTCTAAATCTGCGCTCTTTGACATGCTGACCTCTTTTCTAATGTTTTATTGTTTGTGTGGTGATATCCTTTAATTACTGGCATTGCACTGCCTAGTAAATTGAAAGGAAAAATTTAAAATGAATTTAAGACAGATTCAAAACGTTTCGTTGTTGTATGTTCACGCTTTTGGTGTAAATCCTAAAATTGTCGTTAGTGATAAAAACAATATTTCATTTATGGCAAACTTCATAGATTACCACGACGGTAAATGCTGGACTCATTACACTGATTCGGATGGCGATACACAAACTATAAGTATTGATCAAGCCACAAATAGTGAGCGGCTTATTGATTTTTTGACGGAATTTAAAAAGGCTCATTATATAAAATTTGCACATCGTTGGCCAAAGTGGTCTAACGCTGAAAAGCTTGAAAAAATAATAGACTTTGTAAATTCACACAAAGATGATTTGATTAACATTAATGACTGGCCATCAAACATTGTATTGCTTGATAGTAATCAACCATTAAAAGTCATCTTGTTCAAACCTGACGACGAATTTACCATCATCGGAATGCAGTAGCATGGGATAATTTCTTAACTTATCAAGTGTTATTTGAAGCTCTTTTTCTTGTTTTGCAGCAAGTTCAATGAGCTTTTTTTGTTCCGAAAACCCCGTTAGTAGGTTGTTGATATTTTCCATGTTTTTCTCCTCATGCCGCTTGCAAAAACTTGTTAATAAAGTATTGCTGTCCCTTGCCAGTTACCTTAGGTGTCTTCGATACCGTGACACTACCGTTGCTCCGAGCGATTGATGTTTCCTTGATTTCAAACAATTCCAATTCCATACTTTTCTGTGTTGGCATGTTGTAGTCTGTACCCCTGCGCCGGATTAAGTAGCCGTTATCACGCAGCCAACTGAACAGTCGTGTGGCGCCTGTATCGACACCATTTTGTTTGAGTATCTTAGCTAATTCACCAACCAGAACGCTTGTATGACTAGTTGCTACTGCGTCTGCAAACAATGCTTTCGGTTTCATCTCGGCAATGATTTGGTCTTTCTGCTCAAGCAGTAACTGTGACGCTTTCAGACCGAGTGCCATTTGATAAGATGGATCGTTGGCTAACTTCTTGTAACGGTCTTCGACTTGGATAAAGTAATCTCGAATTTGTTGACTCTTTGCAGTCTTTGACATCATGGCTACGTTCTTTGCCATGTCGACTGTGAGAGAATAATCTTGAAGTGGCTTAACGGCGCCGTTATTTACAACCGTACCTGAAAGTACACTTGTAAAATCAGTTCCCTCAACATACATTTCATGATATTGTTCAAACCATGCGCTGAAACGTTTCTTAACGCCTAATTCCTTGTGCAACTCTCGAGCGCTTACTCGTGTCTCGCCTTGCTCATTTTGGTTAATCTTGATAATTTCCTGCATATTGCTTACCTTCCTAAATTTCTCCCTCATACGTTCTGCCGATACTTATGCACGCTTTGAATTTTTCCCAAGCCATTCTGGGTATGACGCCACCACGCTCATCAAACTTGATGTAAGGGGCATCTGAACGACTCAAGAAGTGTTTCCGTATTGTGCTTATACTCATTTGTTCGTACAATTCCAAAACCGGAATTGTTAAAGATGCAGGCCAACCTATCTCGTTGTAGGTTTTAATTTGTTGCTTACGTTCATCGGTAAGCTCAAATGTTTTAGCCATTAGTTCACCTCATTTCCAAATACAACTATTGCGCTTGGAAATGGCGCTGGATTACCAGCCTGACCATTAACCTCAAATTTCAATCTTCCTCTGATGAATTCAATATCAGCATGTGGAAATATGAAATCATGCCAGTAACTCGTGTCCGTCCGTGATGGAATCAACATCACTATTTTTCTGTTTGGATCGCGAACACTTTCCTGATACGCCTTTTCTACCCAAGCACGAATGTTTCTACCGTATGGTGGGTTAACAAACACATTGCCCCACCATTTTTGCTTTAGCGCGTCATCATTTGCGGTAAAGTAGTTGTCTACTTTGTGATTCTCATCTGAAGCCGCTGCATCTAAATCAAACGAATATTTTTCGTTCAAATTTTTAAAAAGCAACGCCGGTGTCTCCCAATCGTCTTTATTGGAAGTAAGTGCTGCTCCAGATGGATTGAAGAAGTTGGCCATCAGGCAACCCCAACTACCGTTAACTCGTCAGCCATTTCTTCAACGGACTCAGTGACATATCCGAATTGGGATTCAAACTCTTCTTGAACCTCATTTGCTGTGAACATTCCATATCCTTTAATCTCAAACATTTCGATTTCCTCTTTCCTTTCTTGACGGCTCGGCTACTTCAATAGTCGGGCTTTTTCTATGCGGTTTGCTTAATATCCAAAGCTGTTTGTGCGTTTGAATATTTGATTGCGTACAGCATTTCTTTTTCTGGATTCCAGTTCTGGATAAATGCCAACGCTTCATCAAAGTCTTTAGCTTTCAATGAACGGTAGCGGTTGACGTTGAAACGCTTTCTGAAATCAGGGAACAACTTTTTACGCAAGATGTCTGAATAGAACTCTTTATAGGCATTTGTTCCAATACCACCAACAATCTTCATAGCCTTGCTCTTACGTGCTTTTTCAATCATGATGACTTGCTCTTCATCAATCTGGCGGTTCTCGTCATAATCTTTCTTAAAGTCTTCCAAAGCGACAACTCGTGTATCAACGTGCCCAAGCTCTTCGTTTTGCTTCTTAATTGCTTGGAACGTTGTTTCTAAAATTGAAAGTGGGTCAGTTGGCAATGCCTGTTCCTTGATGTGCTTTCTCATATTGAAGTAACCATCAACAAACTTGTCGTAAATTTCCCATGCTGTGTCATCTTCCAAAATCTTTAGCAGTTTTGAGTAACCACGTTCGGATAATAGATAGATGTACTTTGAGCGATTGATTGCATTTTGACTAAATCCGTTATCAACCAAATTGATAACGACATCTTTTGTCTTTAGGTTGACAATATCGACACCATCTGTGAAACGTTTGATGTTCATATTGATTGCTTGATTAATGACATATGTTGGCTTGTTGTGGATTTCTGCAATATCACGAACTAACATTCCTCGTGTGCCATCACCAAATCCACCCTCAATTCCAGTGAACTCATATCCTGCTACTTGTTCTTTACCAATTACCTTTAAATCTTTCATGTTACTGTTCCTTTCTTGTTCTACGTGATAAAATGGAACTGTTATTGTTCCACAGCGCAACTACTTGCGATAGTTGCGTTTTTTTGTGCGCTCAAGTGTCTTTTAGGACACCATTTCTTTAAAAAAAATATCCATAACTTCTTCTCTATTCAGATTGACAACCTTTGACAAAGCGACAATTTCATTCGCTTTAAATTCTCGTTGGTTGTTCAATCCCTTATAGAAAGTTGAAGTCGTCATCGGAATACCCATGTCGTTTATTTCAGAAACAACTTTGTAAACCGGCGTTCCGGTCTGTTTAATCAGACCAAGCAACATTCCTTTATTCATTTAATCACCTCCGTTTCCTTTAGGACACTTTTAATAATACGCCACTACTTTTTCGTTGTCAACACTTTTGTGTCTTAAATGACACTTTAATTTTTAAATTTATTTCGATTGTGTAATTTAGGACACTATTGTGTTATTATATACACATGGAGGATTCATTATGTCTATTCACTTAAAAGAACGCCGTGAGGAACTTGGATTAACCCTTGAAGAAGTTGGGAAGCTAACCGGTGTCGGTAAATCAACAGTAAGAAAATGGGAAACCGGTTATATCCAAAACATGGGTAGAGATAAAATAGTTGCTTATGCAAAAGCTCTTAGAATAAACCCAATGGATATAATCGACCCAGAAAGCGCAATATCTGATAGCGCTATTGATAAAATAGTTTCCGTTTCATCTAAATTAACCGAAAAGCGTCAGAATAAAGTTTACAACTTTGCTAAACAACAATATAATGAACAAAATAATATCATTCAAATGCCTGAGCCAACTCCAGAACCTGAATATGAAGAATTTGAACTTTACGGTGCCGTTTCTGCTGGTACAGGTGAATATTTAACTGATAATAAACCCGAAAAAGTTATGTACAAAGGCATTGTACCGGAACATGACTTTGCCGTTATAGTAAACGGAAACTCAATGCTACCCCTATTTGAAGATAAACAAATTTTATTTGTTAAAAAAACTGATGAAATACGTTCTGGACAAATAGTAGTTGTGGATTATGACCATCAAGCGTATGTTAAAAAATTTGTCAGAGATGAAAAGAGCTGCCGCCTAGTATCGCTTAACAAAGAGTACAAGGGCATGCCTATTGATGAAGAACACGATATTCGTATATACGGAACAGTCGTTCTATAAACCGCTTTGCGGTGTACATATTATGTGCTAAGCGTCCACATTAAAAAGCTCGAGGAGATTTTTTATGAGTAAGAAGATAACTGGAGACGATGGGAAAACGTACGTTCAAAAGAAGCCTTTCTACAAGCGCGTATGGTTCTGGATATTGGCAATTATAGTTATTGCTGTGATTGGTGGTGCTATGGGTGGCTCTAATGAAGGTGACACGGCTAAAAAAGTTGACAGCTCCTCTGATGCGGCTAAAAAAGTATCCAATAGCGGATCTAAAACAGAGTCTTCGGCAAAACAAACCACTTTCAAAGTTGGAGAAACAGCCGAATATAAGGGTGTTCAATTCAAGGTGAACAAAGTTGATTATACAAATGGTGATGGTGATATAGATTCGCCAGATTCCGGAAAACAATATGTAGTAGTTAACATCACCATCACTAATAATAGTGATGACAAAATTGATTACAATCCCTTTGACTACAAACTAGACGATAATGGTAATCAAACTGATTTTGATTCTACCGTGTCTACAGTTGATAGTGAACTAAATAGTGGAACACTGGCAAAAGGAGCTAGCGTTACTGGTAACTTAGTAGGAGAAGCTACAACAAGCGATAAATTGAAATTAATTTATCAAGGAAACATGTTTTCTGAAGCTGAACACGTTGTCTTTGAACTGAATTAATCAACATTGCCCTTATGGGCGTACATAAAAAAGCACACCCCACTCGCTAAAGTAAAAGGTGTGCTAAGAAAGAAGTGAACGCACGGGGCGTTCTATTAGATTATAACAGATATAAGCCCCCTGATAAAGGAGGTTTTTATTATGGCTAGTTTTGAAAAACGCGGGAAGAAATGGCGTGCTGTTGTATCCTATACTGACGCTCGTGGTTTAAGGCAGAAAACAAGCAAGACGTTTGAGTTGAAAAAGTCGGCTACCGCTTGGGCTGCCGAAACTGAAACTAAGGTAAACGGTGGCTTGGATATTAACGCCGGTAATATAACTTTTGCTGAATATTACAAAAAATGGGTAGACACCTATAAAAAGAACATAGTCAGAGAAGCGACCTTTACGAAATATACAACGTACATAAATATTTTTGATGATTTATTTAAAAGCGCCCAGCTCAATAAACTAACAATAAATTTTATTCAATCCAAAATAAACACATTCGGTCAGACACATTCACGCGCTTATACAAAAGGAATGGTTGCGACTATAAAGCGCTCGCTAAAGGACGCCCAAATAGATGGGCTTATCGAACGTGATATTTTTAGTAGATTGATAATAACAGGAAAACAATCTAAAAAAAATATTAATTATTTATCAGCGGATGAATTTAAAACACTTCAACACTGGCTTTATTCTAAAAAAGACGAGATTGCTAACAATCAATTAATACTTTTATATCTTATCGCGATTGAAACCGGCATGCGTTTTGGTGAAATTGCAGCTCTAAAGTTTGCAGATGTCGACTATGAGCATAACACAGTCAGTGTTGACAAATCGTATTCGCAACATTTGAAAGCTATAACAGATCCAAAAAATACTAACTCAATTAGATTAGTAACAATTACATCTAAACTGTCAACAGTCATTAGAGATTACGAAAAAATAAAGAACAAATCTAACATATTTGATTTACCAATTTATGGTGGAATTGTTGGCAGGGAGCTATCAAGAATAACTCAATCTCTTCATATTCAAAATATCAGATTTCACGGTTTACGGCACTCACACGTTTCATTTCTGCTTCACAATGACGTCGATATCGCCTACATCAGCAAACGCGTCGGACACTCAAATGTGACAACAACTTTATCTGTATACGCGCACATCCTTAAAGAAAAAGAAAAAACACAGGATAATGTAGTTAAATCATTGATGGAAAAATAA